GCTCCTTGTCTTAGGTTACCAAGTAACTGTCTTTGAGCCAAGTCTTGCTGCGCTCTTTGTATATTTTCTCTGCTATAAAGCTCTCTTGTACCAAGCCCTAATTGACCAAAGTTAGTAGCGCCTGAAAGCAGCCCTTGGCCTATGTTAGCTTGTAGCTGTTGCTGCCCTAAAGCTGCGTTTGCTAAGTTAGATCCTAACTGACCTTCTAACTGACGTTCTGACAATGCAGCGCCAGCAAGATTAGATCCTAATTGCCCTTGAAGCTGTTGCTGATTTAAAGCAGCGCCAGCTAAAGCTCCGCCTAACTGTCCTTGGAATTGCTGCTGCTGCAAAGCACCCTGCATTAACGCTTGTTGCTGCCCTCTGCTAAGACCTTCTGTTTGTAGACTACCAGCAGTAGAGCCTAGCAAACCTTGGTTTAGCAGTCTGTTTTCTTGTTGCAGCCTAGCCTGTTCTAGTTGAGGCCCATAGGCTTCTTGTAAAAAAGCTAATGAAGACTCTGGCGTCGCTGCTCTATCAAAAGCGGTGACAGCCCTAGACTGAAAAGGAGAATAGTTTTGATCTGCTGCTCTATCAAAGGCAGTGATCGCTCTTGATTGGAAAGGAGATAAATTTGGGTCAGCAGCTCTGTCAAAGGCTGTTACAGCTCTTGATTGAAATGGAGAAAGGTTTTGGTCAGACGCCCTAGCAAAAGCAGACCTAGCATCTCCTAATAAACCTGAAGATGTGTCAAAAAGCTGATTAGATCTTCCTACTAAATCTGGGCTTGACTGTCCAAATGCAAATCCTGGGCTTGCAATACTAGAAAGGGGTATTGATCTAAAATCTCCTAAAAACCCTTGCTGAAGTGCTCGTGCTTCAGGAGTAAGATTAGATACAATCCTTTGATTACCGAATTCGTCTGTTACAACATTAGTCTGGTATAAAGGAGAATCAAAAGGAACAGGCTGCGCTGCTTCAGCAGCAGTTCGAGCTGCATCTTTTGTTGCATCTGCTGAGATCTTAGAACCTATAAGTGTTCCGCCACCGATTACTGCGGCTACTGGATCTGGCATTACTTAAACTCCTCTACATAATCTTTATATTCTTCGCCGTACATCTTAGCTACATAAGCTGATGCTTTTCTCGCATTCTTATAACCGTGAACTAGATTAACGACTAAAAGCACAATGTCGTAGTATCCTGCTCTCCACACAAAAGAAGTTTCTGTCACTTCCTTTGCATCTTCCATTTGATTAGCCGCAAACCATTTAAGTACAGCGACAGATAATGCGCTAGATAAATCTGCATGGTGGCTTACAAAAAACGCATGTCTAGGTAAAACACCTAGCACTTTGTATATTGCTTCTTCTATTTCTTCAGCAGATAATTTTTCTTCATCTCTCCAGTCATCTAGGCTTTGAAAAATCTCCCAGACTAGAAGCAAAAAGTCTTGAGCCTCTAAAGGCAAATCAAGATTTGTAAAGTGCGTGGACAGAGCTTTTGCAGAAGTATCCATATAAATTAAGCAATCCCAAAGACTGCATCAAGTTGTGCATCTGTATATCCAAGTTCTTCTGCAAGTCGAATAAGGTCAGGATGCATTCTTCTAAATGAGTTAGAGTCTTCCCACAGAATAATAATTTTTTCGTCTGTAGTAGAAGCTATAAAGTCTTTTACGTCTTGTAAGTAACCTGCTTCAAGCAACGCTAATTTAAAGTCTGCGCGGGATAGAAACGCTGCTTCTCTTAGCTCTTCAATAGTAGGCTCTTTTGGCTTAGTTAGCTCTGCAAACTCTTCTTCGCTAATAGGAATTAACCCTTCAGCAATGTAGCTGCTGTCTGCATCGTCTTCGTAAGCCCAAAGTTCGCCGTTTGTGCCTTTGTAATATTTCATTATCGTAGCTCTCTCCAAGATAAGATGGTTGAACCAGCTTCAACTTTGTAAGTAGATCCATCAGGAACAATTGTACCGACAGTAAAGTAAGCAGGCTCTGAGACTGTGTTGAATTGTTGAAGCTCATCACCATCTACAAAAAATTTATTGGAGCTAGTATTCTCATTTATTATCACCTCAACCATAATAGCTTTTCCTGTTGAGTTAGTATAAGTTACGTTGTTTGATCTACTGCTTGTAAAGTCTGTCCAAGTTTGTCCAAAACTTACTTCATTTAACCCTTCAATACTTGAGACTGCTAGTCCGCTATCTTGTACGCTTCCACCTGCTGTCATTGTAGCGATGTTGTCTGCCGTAGCACCACCAACTTTGTCTATTTTTGTAGAAGACATTGAAGAGATGTTAACAAACTCTGTGTCGATCTCTACACCAGAAACAATTTTTTGAGGATCGCCTGTAGTAAGGGTATCCTTTACAGCAAAGTTAGTGCTTTTTGTATAATTAGCCATTAGCGTCCTCTTTTATTAATCTTGCCAGTCTTTATAAACAGCTCTGTCTTTTGTATTTCTAGGTTAGCGCCATCAATTACAGCTCTAAAGCCCATTCTAAATGTTTTGCCTGATCCTGACATATTGTAGATTAAGCTGGATACATAGTTACTGGCTGTGTACTCTGATATTCCGTACTCTGCGATTCCAAACTCTGAAGGAGACGTAGCAGCCTCTACTTCGTTTAAACCAGATCCGTAAGCTGTAGGCTGGTAGTCATAATCCCATTCAAACACTACAGGCACAGAAAAGCCAGATTTAATCGTGTTTACTGCTTGTTTAAAGACCTTCTTTATTGTGCTTTCTTGGCCCTGACCAGAAAACCAGCCTGTCTTAAACTCAAAGTCGTAAGGCTCACCGTTGTCTTGGTAGCCTGTGTATTTACCAATCAAGCCTTCTTTGCCTAGCAGCACATCACCAGATCTAGTGTAAGCAAAAGCAGTTGGTGTAATGTCTGTCCACACAGATACTCTAGGTTTAGAAATTCTAGCTTTTAAAGACAGATCCTGTGTCTCTTGACCTTCGTCAGTCAGGTATCTAAAAGTAAAGTAGAATGTTCTGTTTGCTGTAGGAAAACTGATTAAGTAGTAACCATCTTCTATGTTGAACACTGACTTAATGTTATCTTCTGGCTCTGATCTAATAATCAAAGACAGGAAGTTAGCTACGTTCTCAGATACGTTAGAGATAGGCAATGAGCCTGTTTCTAAGCTCCTAGCGATTGAGATAACGCCATACTCTGATAGAAACAATACGTCTGCACTAAGGTTTTGCACAGAGTCTCTAGCAATGCAACCAGTGTTGGTTATAATATCGAGCAGTGCTAATTCGTTGTTGGGATCTTCAGCACCACGAAAAATAACAACCTGTTTTCTGCCGAACACAACTAAAAGGTTGTTAAACTCAGCAAGAGCTACAATCTCATCACTGCCTGTAGACCAGACAGTCTGCATGTTTAGCACACCAGACGAGCCACCAGTAAAAGTATCTTCTTGTAGAAGGTCAGAATAAGCTATGGTTTGCTTATCGCTAGAAACTAACCAGACCCTCCCCCAAGCAGCAAGTATTTCGTAAGGGGACGAACATACTTTATCTGTGTCGACTTCTTCAAAATTACCGCCATCTTCTTTTACAATAAGGCAGTGGTCTTTTTGAACACCTAGACACTTGTTGTTAAAAGTAACAAACTTCCAGTTATCGTCTGTTGGTGTAGGAATCGTGCCTGTTACTTCTGTAGGTGTAACTTCGCTTTCATATATTTTGTTGTTCAGGGCGTAGATAATTCTGCTGACTCCGCCAGAATCTATGTATTCGTGCATAGATTTAATGTCAGCGCCGCCTTCTAGGGCAGTGTCAAAGGTTTTCTGCCAACCTTTTCTAGCACCTAGTGTACCGTCTGCTGCTACAACTGCGTTTTTAATCTCTGTAGACCAAAAAGGCCCAAGGTCTAAACTTTCTGCTTTAGTGTTTAAACCCAGAGCGCCTGGTGCTATAACAGGGATAGATGTTTGTGGAGCTGCCATTACACAACGTACCAGTCACGGTTGTCTGAGCTGTTGCTTATGTCCCAAGAAATAGCATCTGCTAATGCTGCTTGGAAGTCTCTGTAAGCAAGGTCTGACAAGTAACCGTTGTCCTCACCTCGCTCATAAATTGATCTTGACCATGCCCCTAAAATTACAGGTTGGCTTGGTACTTTAATAATTGTGTCATCATCGTCTCCGTTTGTTGATAAGTTATCTTGTGGAGCGATAATATCAAAGTTAATTTCGTAGGTAGCATCTGGTATGTCATAAAAGTCTACGATAGGGTCGCCGTTATCATCAAAACCGTTAATGTCAAACCATTCCGGTCTACCAGGTGAGATGTCGTTATCGTTTAATTGTCTAGTCATCCAGCGACTGCTGGGTGCTTTTTTTAATGTGAGATCGTCTGTGTCGTTAAAGACAGATGGTCTACCACTGTAGTCTTCAAGAATCCTAAAACGCCTGCCAGCACCTGTTAATGAATACCTAAACGTACCATTTTGTGTTGCGATCTGAACCGTATCTCTTAGGTGCGTCCAGTTGTGTGCGTCCTCTACCTCTCTTTTTACATCGTTGACAAGCTCGCCTACTAACCTAGAGTAAAAAGTGTTGTTAACAGAGCTAGCCTCACGCTCTCTAAGCCTGCGTAAGACAGAATTTACTATTGAGAGGTAGGTTGCCATTCTTATTCCTCAATATCTTCTTGTGGAGCTTCTACAGCCTTTTTTGGGCGTCCCATAGGCTTTTTAGGCTCAGACTTCTTGTAGCGTTTTACACGCCAAAGGTTTTGTTCCCAGTGAGACTCTTCTACTTCAAACGTTTTGCCTGTTTGTGTATCTTCTACTGTAATCATAAAAACCTCTAGTTAAAGCTAGGGGGAGAGAGCCTCCCCCAGCTTGATAGTCCTACCTAAGATCAGGAAGGAACAACTGCTACAACAGCAGCGTCGTCACGCAGCTCTTCCACACCGTAGAGCATGTCTACAGTTAGAAGATCACCGAGGTATTCCTGCTTGTACTGGGTCTGTACGCGAGGAGCAACCTGAGTAACGAGAACCATTGCGCTCTCGTGGAACATGCCAGCAGCACGGTAAGTCGTGCTATCGTCATCAGCAGTGACCGTTGGGACATTGCTTGAAACGTAGACTTCAACACCGTAGATGTTGCCGACACGACCGTTGCGGATGCTGTTCTGAGCACCAACTTCACCAACAAACGCCTGCTCAGTGAACCGCTGAATGCCGAGAAGGTTGTTCTTCTCAACAGGTGGGATCACAAGGTAACGCTGTGACATTGGAACATCAGCATCGTCAAGTGACTGGATCATCTGACGAATACCAGCATCAGTAAGAGCAGAGCCGTTACCAGTGTCAGTTGAAGCTGAGCCGTCCCAGTTTGTAGTGCCGTCTGCACCCACAACTGCACCGCTGTAGTCAGTGCCGCCCTGGAAACCTGCAAACAAAGCACCTAGATCGGTGTCAGCTCTTTTTGACAGAGCAAAACCAGCATCATCAGTATAGAACTGACGAAGGCTGTTTAAAGCCTGAGTAGCAACAATGTCTTCGATAAGACGGCTGTACTCAAAGTGCTTGTCGATGTTGACCTGAACCTCACCCTCAGTGTTGCTGATAAGTGTGACCTGATTCTCAGCGGTTTTCTGGTTAGCATCACCACGGACAGGTGCAGGGATGTGGATTACATCGCCCTTTTTGCCCTGATGGTTCATGTTCTTAACAAGGTTTGCAAGAACAAGATTAGACTTAAATGATGCGATTACTTCGTCTGACCAAACCTCAGGTACAAAAGTAGCTGCGGCGGTAGACGTAACGTGGTTACTTCCTAGTGCCATGATTAAAATCTCCTACGATTTATTTTACTCTCCCTTCTTGATACGCTTGCATGATCTCGTCCATCATGTTCATGTATCTTTCAGGGTCTGTCATTTTCATTTTGATAAGGTCTGCGCGTCTGTAGACTTTCTTAGTGCCCTTGTTACGATTACCGGTGCCCTCTAGGGTTGCCTTTTTACGGGCCTCCTGTCGATCTGCTTTACCGTCATCGCCTTCTTCTTTTGCACCTAAGTTAGGGCTAATTGTTTTGTAGAGTTCAAACAGCTCATCAGCCGCTTCATAATCGTAAGCATCTGCTTTTTGTGCAAGATCTAAACGATACTTAGAAGCTGCTACAAACTGCTGAAACCCCTCTTGCTTAGCTACATCTAAATAGTCAGGGTGCTTTTCAATAAATGCTTGATGAGCAGCCTGTCTATCCTTATCAGCAAGTTTTGCTTTTAGCTCGTTCACCTCTTTAGCCAGTGATGACTTTTCAAGGTATTTATCTGTAGCCTGCTTAGGTGAAGAGAACCAATCGTCGTCTGACAGAACCTCTTCTTCCTTGGTCGTTACG